TAAAAATGTAAGAGATACATAACCCAAAGGCTTTTCTCCCTCAGCGTTAAACTCTATTTCTGTTGATTCTAGGTAGCAGTCCTTTGCTAGACCATCTAAGGTTCTGTCTGCTGCTATTGCCTCTTCAACTTCTTTACTTATTGTATCAATAGTATCATCAAAGTTGCTAGTGGCTTTTGCATATCCTTCTACTACAACTGATAATTCTCTACTCATTACACGATCAGTACCTATTACTATTGGCTCTGAAGATTCTGATTTTGTATATATAACAAGTGCTGGAACTGTATCTAAGGGATATACCCTTGATTCGTAAACCCTAGTCTCTGTAGTTGTTAGGTTATTTAATGTTGTGCCGAATTTTTCTCTTATTTGCTGTCTTATGTGATTTGCCATTTTATGCCTCTTCCAACATTAGTGCACTAAAACCAGTTCTATCTGCCTGTATGTTGACAACTGTATAATTTTGAGCTGGTTTAATAATATTTCCATTAGTGTCTTTTATTGCATAAACATTTATGTAGTCTCCAAATGCAACATTGGGAATATCAATACTTCTACAATAAACTACAGGCTTAAGAGCCTCAACACCAATTCCTTCATCTTGCTCTACATATTCATTATTTAAAATTACATTGATTGTTGATGTATTTCCACCATGTATATAATTTGCTTGCACACCATGGCCATAATTAATATCTAAATAACCAAGCATATCTTCTTCAGTTTCTAGTCTAAATTGTGACATTATTGCTCCTCTAAAACTAAAGATATTAAACCTGTATTATCAGGTTCTACTGTTTTAACTAAAAAGGTTGTTTCAGGTTTTAGAACATTACCATGATTGGTTGTTATTGCATTAACTACAATTCTATCGTTTTGCACGATATAAGGCACATCACTAGCCTTAATTATTGCTCTTGGTTGATAGCCAGCTACAGGAACTGTGCCACCCTCAATATTAAAATATTCCTGATCTATAATAATATTTATATTTGACGAGCCATCTGAATCAATATCAAACCAAGTATCAATTAATCCAACCCTCTCATCCCATAAATCTTGAGCTAAGCCAAAGAATGTAGCAGTAACACCATGACCTGTTGTTGTATCAACATAGGCGTTAAAATCTGCTGCACTCTCTAATGGCATGATTTATTTTTTAGCTCTTGTTTTAGGAGCTTTTACTTTTGATGTTTCTAAACCCACGCTTCTATCTTCTTTTTGAGCTTTAGGTTTGCCAACATGAACCTCTGCTTTGCCATAACCACATAAGGAATGACCTTCACTTTCAGTAAGTTCAACTATATCACCAGCGTGTACTTTAGAACCGCCAGCCATTGTATCTGTTAAGATTTTATATTTTTTCATATTTGAGTTGGGGGTATTGCTACCCCCATTCCATTTAAGCATCAGTTAATTAGTCGCTTGATTTACAGAATGAAACTGCGTGTCTTACAGCTACATCAACAGTTTGTAGAGCAACAATTCTTACCCCACCTGAAGTTGATAATGCGTAAGGGTCAACAGTAATATCCAGTCCACCATACATACCAATTAATAAGTCTGCAAAGTTACCAAAGTAGAAATCTCCGCTTGTTACTTGGTTACTTCTAATAACATTATAACCATTCATAGTGTTATCAGGATTAACAACAAATTGAGCAGTATTAGTTGCTTTTTCAGTTGTTTTTAAAGTACCAAAGTCAGCAGGTCTACAAATGTAACCTAAAGAACCACTTAGAGCATTGTCATTAGCGATTGCAGATTCCATAGCCACGATCTCAGCCCATGTTGGGTTAGCAGCAGCAAATGTAGTAGTGTTAATACCTGTAGTATTAGAAATACCTGTAGGTTGACCACTTGAACCTGAACCAGCTAAAGCACCTAAGTCAATTGCGGTAGCGATTGATTTTGTTAGGTCATCTCTGATTAAGTTCTCAACATCTAATGATGATTGTTGTAACAAAAGTCTTGTTGCATCAGTGAAAGCACCAATTACTTTAGGACTCATTGTTACTGAACCAGCAGTAAATTCACTTTCAGCAGCAGGGTTGCCTTCTGTAGCAATCCAACCAGCAGATGAAGCAGCAGTTTTCTTAGGTATTACAACATTTCCTTGTAATCCTCTAAGCATTGTTGCTCCAGCTTGCATTACTGAAGATTCGTTTCTTAATACATCAATAAATGAATCTCCTCTGTAATCTTCAGCGATTAAAGTTGAGTCATCAGATGTGTTTAAGTCTCTTTTACCCCAGTTTCTTAGCACTTCAGCAGGAAGCATAATGCCTTGTGCATCTTTGCCATACTGTCTTGCAGCTTCAGCAGAACATTCAAATTCAAATGCTGCATCTTGTTGTGCTTTTCTGTCAGATGGGTTAGCCATAGCTCTGATAGCTTTTACTAGGCTAAATTCTCTAACTTCTTCTTTGCTCATTCCAATTTCTGATGGAGTTTCTAAGGGAGTGTCATTAGAAATATTTTCTAATAATACGCCTCTAAATTCTTCAACAGAGATACCATTTGAAATGGCTTTGTCAGCTAAATCTCTTTTATTGTGTCTAGCTGCTAAATCTATAATCTCTTTTGAGTTTCTTTTAAATTCAGCTTTAGCTTCGTCAATAGTTTGAGTTCTAACTTCTTCTATATTTATGTCTTTATTTTCTGACATTGTTATCTCCTTAAAGTTAATATTATTTTTATCTTCAGAACGACCAACTCCAACAAGTCTTGACTGGTCAGCAGGGACTGATACAGAGGAAACCTCCATAGGAGTCCACTTAGCTTTATAGTAAGTCTCACCTTTGTCTTCATATCGTTCTAATTTATCAATGCGATAACCTACAGATATGTTCATCCGTATGCCATCTTTTACATCTTCAAACACTTCTTGAGCCAAAGCAGATTTTCCAAATCTGACCACTGCTAAAGACCTTTTAGCAGTCTCATCTAGTTTGAATTCTTCAATCACACCTATTTGCTTGGTCATATCATGATCAAGTAATAATGGTGCTCTTCCTGAGTTAATAAACTCCATGTTTATATCCCCAGCAGAATGTCCCAGGACTTCCATCCCAAAACTTCTTTCAACAGGCTCTTCAGAAGAAACACCTACACGAACCACTCTATTTTCTTCATCAAGATAAGAGTGCTTGGATAAATCAATAGTTCTATATTTCATAGGCATATCAATTACTTTCCTTTCTTCTTCACTTGATTCAGTCATAGAAACTTCATCAGTCATTTCTAATTCTTCACCTTCATGTTCTACATCCTCATGCTTTGCAAATTCAACGATAACTTTATCATCAGTTTCACTCACATTAAGGATATGTCTATCTTCTTTATTCATAGATTTCTCCTCTTCATTTGTTAATAAAGGATGTTTTTCTGATTCATTAATTGAATCAAAACTTGTTTGTCTTTCATCTTCTTTTTTCATTTGTTCTACTAATCTTTTTGACCAGCTATATCCAGCATCTCCACCCCATAATGCCCAAGCTATTCTGCCATTAGAGGGATAACCCTCTTCACCAGCACTAAAACCTTCAGCTTGTTTGTCTACTTCATGCCTACTAAAAAAACTATACATTCTTTTAACAGTATCATCAGATAGATTTTCACCAGCTACTATTTGTCTTGCTCTTACAGCTCCAACTCTAGTTCCACCACGACCAAATTCTTCACGCCAGTCCAAGCCTTTTTGTGCTTCAGATTTCATTCCATCATTTGGTTTAGGCATCTTCTTCCTCTTCTCCACCTTGTATCTTAGCTTCTACAGGTAATTTCTGACCAAATGGTTGATAAGCTAGTTCAATATCATATTGCTTAGCTAATTCTATTTCTTTTTGATGTTGTTCAAATAGCTCTTCAGTATCTCTGCCATAAGAAGCAGAAATATCAGAATAGGTAATAGTTCCATTTTGTAAGCCTAGTACATTGGCTTGCATTTCTTTTAAAGGGTCAATCCAAGCAAAACTTCTTGGTATGTAATTAACTGACCTAGCAAATTTTTCATATTTACCCATAGGTAAGTTGATATAACCTGTAGATATGGTCATTTCTAACCATGATTGAAATACTGGGTTTACAAAATGCTCAATTACAAACTGTTGATATATTTGATACATACTTCTATCTTCTAAAGCACCCTGTCTTATTGAAGAATAATTAACTGAAGTTAAATCATTAGATAGTGAGTGATAAGAAATATTTAAACCTGATGCGATACTTCTTAATACGCTAGTTGTAAATGATTCAAATGCTGAGTTAGGGTGTGTTGGGTCAAATGCTTTAAAGTCCATACCAGCAGGTAACTGTTCAAATACACCAGCTTGGGCGTTCATTGTTGGATTAAAGGTATCTTCATAAGCACCATCACCAACATAACCATCACCATCAGGTGAGGTAAAGAAACCCATTTTTGAAGCACCAACTCTAGCACCTACTATTTCTGCTTCTAAATATCCATTTAGCATTTTCACATTAGCCATTGCTGTAGCAATTAAAGAAACACCTCTAGTCTGTTCTGCCCTAGAAGGTAGGTAAGCATGGATAATCTCATCAGCAGGCACTCTAATGTGTTGTGCTTCGCTTAAATATACTCTGTCGTATGGATGGTCTTTAAATAAATGATAAGCAACTGGTTTGTCATACTTATCTACCTCAACACCCATTTTAATTCTATTGCCAGTAGCTTTATAAACATCATTCTTATTTTCATCTAAATGGTCTGCTTCTAAAAACTGTAATTCAAAACCAAAAGGTGAATTAGTATTTTTAATTTTCCTGATTAATACTTCGCCATCCCTACATAGAGATTCAACAAATATTTTCTGACAATCTAAGAATGATAATCTGCCATTAGTTGTACAATTGCCAACCTCAGACCATTCCTTCCAAGCTCTCTCAATTAGCAGGTTAGCTCCAATATCTAAAGAACCATTATCGTTCCTAGCTTTGGAGCTCACTCTTATGCCATGCTTACCGATAACATTAGACACCATCAGGTTAAGGTATCTTGCAATATAGCTATCGTTTCTTGCTAACTCTCTTGCTCTATCTCTTAATATTCTTATGTTGTCTTTTATCTCAGCATCAGCACTTGTAGATGTGGTAACAAAGTCTGCAAACAATCTTCCAGTATTAGCTCCAGTGTAGCTTCTTCTATATGCTTGTCTTTTCTTTTTCTTGGGTTCGTTGACTCCCAATATTCTGTTATACCACGCCATTATGTGTAACTCTTAGGTGTTGAGCCAGTGGTTCTACCAAAATTAACCTTGATAGTATTACCTGACCCTCTATTATTTTTTATTCTTAGTTGTTTTACTTCTTTTAGATATTCAGCTTTATACCTGTCTCTAAAAGTTAGCAGCTCATCAATGGACATTCTTGATAATGACCTTCCAGCTATAGACATAGATGATTGGTCAATATTTGCCCTGTTCTCAATAACTGCTTCTATACTATCTAAAACAATTTTTGCATGACTTCTAACTGAAGCAGTTGTAGTTGCATAATTATCTTGAACCTCAACAAATCCTTCTTCTAGTTTAACCCTTGCAGAGTCAGAGCTTCTTGTCATATAAGAAACCCAGTTGTAATTACCTTTAGAATAAGAAGATGTATTACTAGCTTCTATAATGTAAGTATCATTAGACTCAGTAGCTGTTAAAGTAAAGTTAGAAACTGTAGCTCCATCAACTAAATTAAATTCATAAGATAGTGAATAGTCTGCTACTGGATAATCATTGGCTAAATCTTCTCTTTTCCATGCCCAAAAGTCTCCCAACTGAAGCTCAGTAGGAACTTGGGATGGATAATTTGTTGAATCAAATTTGTTGCTCAAGCAAAAACCTCATAAATGTTTTAGATATATCTATATCTAACACTAATGTGCAATAGGCTATTGTCAATATTAAAAAGGGAAAAAATAAAAAAGGCTCAATTAAGAGCCTTAGAGGTTTTGGTGGGGTTATGCTGCTTTTTTTACATTACAAAGAACTCTGTTATGTAAACATTGAATGTTATATCCACCTGCAAATATAACTTTAATAGTAACTTTATGTCCATCGATAATCCATGAACCTACAAAGTCATTACCATATTCAATTTCAAAGTTAATTGCATCAATATTATTGATACCAGCTTTTTCTAACTTATCTGCAATTTTTG